GTATCGGGCCGGGGCGACGAAGCTCGGGCTGGTGATGAATTCCTCGTTGGAAGATTACCGCATCCATCGGGCTTTGCAGCGGTCGGTGCGGAACAGCCTCTTCGGCATGGGCATCGTCAAGGTGGGCCTGAAGTCCAACGGCGTCAGGAACATCGGGGGCGAGAACGTCACCACGAGCACGCCGTTCGTCGAGTCGATCCTGCTGGATGACTACGTCGTCGACATGACCGCGAGCAGCTTCGACACCGCCGAGTACATGGGGCACAAGTACCGCGTGCCCCTCAAGGATGCGATTCGCAACCCCGAGTGGGACAAGCGGGTGCGGGCGAAGCTGCGCGAACAGGACAACCTCAACGTCAACGAGGACGGCGACGCCCGGCTGGCGGAGATGTCGGGTGAAGCGGATCGCGGGAAGCTGCACAAGCAGGTCGAGGTGTGGGAGGTGTACGTCCGCGCCGAGCGGAAGGTGGTGACGTACTGCGAACACTACCCTGCCTATCCGCTGCGGGTGGTCGATTGGGAAGGTCCGGAACGCGGGCCGTATCACGCTCTGTTCTACAACGAAGTCGACGGCAACGTGATGCCCCTCGCCCCGGCGGCGACGTGGATTCATCTCCACAATTTCATCAATTCGGCGATGCGGAAGCTGATCCGCCAAGCCGAACGAGCGAAGTCGGTGGGCCTCGCCCCGAACATGAGCAACCAGAACGGCGGCAAGGACGCGATGACCATCATGAACGCCAACGATGGCGACGTGGTGGCGGTCGAATCCCCCGAAGCGATTCAGGAGCGGGCGTTCGGCGGGATCGACCAATCCACGTTCGGGTTCATGCTCCAGTGCAACCAGATGTTCTCCACGCTGGCGGGGAACCTCGAAACGCTGGGGGGCCTGTCGGCGCAGACGGACACCGCAACGCAAGACGCCATTTTGAATCAGAACAGTTCCGAGCGTATCAACGCGATGCGGCAGAAGGTCGCCCTGTTCACGAAGGGCGTGCTGACCGACCTGGCGTACTGGATGTGGACCGACCCCACGGAAACGTACCGCGCCGAGATGGATTCGCCGGTCGGGGCCATCGAAGTGGCGTTGACGCCCGAGGAACGGCAGTACGATTTCTTCGAGCACGAGATTGAGATCGAGCCGTACTCGATGGTGTTTCAGACTCCGCAACAACGCTCGCAACAACTCAGCCAGTTGATGATGAGCACGCTCTTGCCCGCCCAGCCGATGCTGCAACAACAGGGGCTGAGCATCGACTTCACGCAGTACGTCAAGATGCTGGCCCAGTACATGAACCTGCCGGAGTTGAACGATCTGGTGCAGTCGCAAGGGATGGCCCTGAACGCCAGCGATTCCTTCAAGGCGTCGGAACCGAGCACGCCGCCGGTGAAAGTCTCCACGGAAAACCGCGTTTCCAAGGGGGCTGGCGGGATGCAAGGGGACGAGTCGAGCATGATCCAGCGGTTGATGGCGGGCGGAAATCAGAATAAGCAAAACTGATAGTGTTGACACGCTGGATCAGTTGTGCTTATTCTCTGAGACAGGAAGCGCCGCCCGGCTTTCCTGCAATGACAGACTTCAAGAGCAAACTGCCACCTTCCGCTTCCCTCTCCGAAGTTCAGGCCGAATTTCAGGCGTGGCTGCGAGAGAGCGCGAAGCCCACGAAACTCACCGTTCCGCACGCGGGGATCACATTCCGCGAAGGCCGGGAGTTGAAAAGCGACGCCGCTTCGGTGCATCCATCCCGGATCGCCGAGGCGACACAGATGTTGAAGGAAGCCGGATGTCCGACTCGGTACGACCGGGAAGGCAGGCCGTGCTTCCGATCCTTGCGACACCGCGAGCAGTTCGTGCGGGTCACGGGGCTGACGTTGAGACAGTAGTGCGAGCACCGCCCAAGCGTCGCACTCATGGCCGAATTGGAATCAGCCGCACCGGCGTCTTCTGACGTGTCGAGCGATGTCGTCGTGGACAGTGGTTTCGACCATTTGTCCGACGACCGCAATGAAGACGCGCTTGGCGCCATCGACAACGCGCTGGCTGGCGAGCCTCAAGACAATGTTCTGGAGGCGGACCCCGCCCCGGAACCGAAGCGTGAGCAACGGGACGGAGACGGTGCGGGTCTTCCTGGCGGTGCTCCCCCGCCGTCTCCCCCCGTTGCACCCGCTCCTGCCCCACCGGCGGATGGGTTTCAGGCTGTCGACTTTCAGATGGCCAAGGCGCTCGGGATCGGCTTTGCCGACATGCGGGCGTTCGGCAGTGTCGACCTGTTCCGTCAGTACGTCAACCAAGAGGTGGCGCAGCGGCGGCAACAACAGGCGTTGGCCCAGCAACAACAGCGGTTTCAGGTCCAGCCGTTCAAGCTGGAAAACCCGGACCAGTACGACCCCGCGATTGTCGGGATGAACCAGCATTTCGCCCAGCAATTGGCGCAAATGCAGCGGTTCTACGACCAGCAATTGAACGCGGTCCATCAGCAATACGGCGGCCTGCAACAGCAGGTCCAGAAACACCTGCCGACGATTGAACAATACCGGCAGCAACAAGAGCAGGCGGTGCGTGCGTCCCGGTACGAGGAATTCGACCGGACCGTGGACCGTCTCGTGGATGAAGAGTTTGTCGGGCGAGGTACGTTTTCCGCCCTGTCGAATCCGCGGCATCAACAGGCCCGTCGTGCGATTGCTCGCAAGGTGGATGCCCTGATGCGCGAAGAGCGTGAGCCGGGGGAGGCAGTGCCGCCGCTGGAAACGCTGGTTGAAGAGGCTGTCAGCGTCGTGTTTCGCAAACAACTCGCCGACCGCGAGCGTGCGCAACTGACGCAGAAGCTCAAACAACGGGGCCGGAACACCTTGGCCGTGCCGTCGCAGTCGCTCCACTCGGACGACGACGCGACCGGCAAGGAAAAGGCGCTCGCGGAAATCGACAAATTCGTCCGGGCTTCGGCCCGATAGCACAGGGAGCCTTTCATGGCTGTCATTCAAGCGACGGACCTCGCCTCGCTCGTCAAGGCGACGCAGAACCACATCCAGCGAACCAAGTTCGTCTCCATCGTTCAGGAGTACCAGTACCACATCATCCCGCAACTGCTTCGCAAGGAGCGGATGACGCAGGGTGGTGGGACCGGCTACGAGTGGCGCGTGGAAACGCTGGGCAACGATCAATCCTCGAACTGGGTGGGCCTCGCCGCCGTCACCCGTCCGACCATCAACGAGGCGTATGTCACGGCGTCCGTGCCGTGGCGTCACCTGCAAGATGACTGGTCCTACGACATCCGCGAACCCGCCCTCAACAGCGGGGACAAGGAGAAGATTTTCGACCTCATCAAGCAGCGTGAAGTCGACAGCCAGCGGAAGCACGCGGACAAGCTCGAAGCCGCGTTCTGGAGCAAGCCCGCCGACTCGACGGACACGCTCCTGCCGTTCGGGATTCCGTACTGGATCGTTCAGTCCAACTCCGAGGGGTTCAACGGCGGCAACGCCAGCGGCTTCACGGCGGGACCGGGCGGTGTGGACCGGAACACGTACTCGGGCTGGAAGAACTACACCGGCCAGTACACGACCGTCACCAAGGCTGACCTCGTGAAGAAGATGCGGGCTGCGGTTCGCCTCTGCAACTTCACGCCGCCGGTCAACTACCCGTCGCTCACGGGCGAGTCGACCACGCGGACCAAGCTCGACTACGGGCTGTTCACCACGCGAACCGTGGTGGAAGCGTTCGACGAACTCGCCGAAGCGCAGGGCGAACTCAAGACGAACGACGTGGCCTCGAAGGACGGCAAGGCCATGTTCATGGGCATGGATGTGACGTGGGTTCCGTACCTCGACAACAACGGTTCGTCGAACAACCCGATCTATGGGCTGTGCTTCGACACCTGGCGGTTCGCGTACCTCAAGGGCTTCGTCGACCGTCGCTCGGAGCCGATGACCTCTCGCGACCAGCACACGGTTGTGACCCAGTTCACCGACTCGACCATGCAATTCGCGTGTCTCGATCCGCGTAAGAACTTCGTCTTCTCCACCAGCGCCGCCTGATCTCTCTGGCGACTGACACTCTTCACCTCACAGGGAGATTTGACATGGCCTTGGAAACGATTCAGTTCGGTGACTCGATTGTGGCGACGCGGGGGCCGTCCCCGACCGTCTTCGCCAACATGGATTTGGAGCGTGCGGTGGTCTCGGGCCAAAGCGGCTACGGGGTCTTCCACGACTTCATGACGACGGCGGGAACCACGACGTTCCTCGACACCGGCGTGACGGCGCGGTTGCTCGGATCGGCTGGCACGGGTGACGGCGGGGTGCTCCGCATCCTGCACGACACCACGGCCAACGACGAGGGCCACTTCGGCATCACCGACGGCTACGGTGGTGCGTTCAACTTCTCGTCCACGACGCCGCTCTCGCTGGCGTTCGAGGCGCGGTTCCGCGTCAGTTCGGTCGCGAACACCACGCTCCCCTTCTTCGTCGGTCTCGGTGCTCCGGGGCTGGTGGCGACGGGGCAGATGGATGACACGACCGGCGAACTGGCCGACAAGGACTTCATCGGGTTTCAGACGCTCTGTGCGGCTGGGGCCACGATGCTGACCTCGTACAAGAAGAACGGCCAGACGAAGCAAGCCCCGACCGGGAACAACACGACCATCGTCGCGGACACCTGGTACAAGGTCGGCTTCCGGTTCAATCCGGGTGCGACCGACGACAAGCGGTTGATCTTCTACGTCAACGGCGTCGCTCTCCCGACCGAAGTGACGGCGACCAACTTCGCCGCCGCGACGTTCCCGGATGACGTGCCGCTCTGCCCGGTGGTGCTCACCCAGAACGATGGTGCGGCTGCCAACCACATCAGCGTGGACTGGATCGCCGCGTTTCAGGATCGCGCGTGATGACTGACAACGTGAGGTGGAAGCTCCAGCGAGTGCTGGGGCTTCCTGACTCCGTCGATTGGACTCCCCCTCCGGAGATTGGCAAGCGGCTTGATCGCTGGCTTGTACTCCGGAAGAGGGTCCGTCTGATCGCGGAACCGACGATGGAAGAGTTGGCGATGTTCGTGGCTTTGTGTCCGGAGAGCGCTGATGGCGGAAAGCAGTCTGACGCTCGACCTGCAAAAGCTGCGTCTGTTCGCCGTTGAACAGTTCTACGGCGGGGCCGGGGATTACTCGGCCCTGTCGTCGGACGAGCAAAGCCGTGTGGACCGCAACATCAATGCGGGCCTGCGGACCTTCTACTCCCCTCCCTCGGTGGACGGCGTGAGCGCCCACGAGTGGAGTTTTCTTCGACCCATCACGACGTTGACGCTGCAAGCCCCGTATTCGACCGGCACGATTGCGGTCGCTTCCGGGGTTGTCACGTTGACCGGCGGGACGTTCCCGTCGTGGGCGGCATCCGGTCGCCTGAGCGTGAATGGGACGGAATACGAAGTCAACACGCGGGACAGCGGGACGCAAGTGACCCTTGTGGATACAAGCGTGACGGTGTCCAGCGGTGCGACCTACGAACTGTTTCAGGACGACTACTCGCTCGGGGATGACTTCGAGCGGCTGTTGTCCCCCGTCACCTACAACCCCGGCGGTTCCAACAAGTGGGCGCTGACGCAAGTTCCCGAGTCGGTGATTCGGGAATGGCGAGCAGAAGAAACTTCCCGCACGGGGACGCAATACCCGACTCACTTCGCGATTCGCTCGGTCGCCAACGATCCGACCGTGGGAACACGAAGCCTCATCCTGTTCTATCCGTCCGTCGCCACCACGGCGGTGCTCGAATACCAGTACAAGGTCCGACCGTCGGAACTGACCACCACGAACAAGTATGCGTGGGGTGCGTCGGATCACAGCGAAACCATCAAGGACGCGGTTCTTGCCTCGTTCGAGATGCACCTTGACGGGCAACCGGGGGTGTTCGCGCAAAAGTTCCAGCAATCGCTCATGGCCAGCATCGCGCGGGATCGCCGCGCCAACATGGGCGGACTCATCGGCCAGATGCAAGACGGGTCCGATGGCACATACTCCCGATGGGCAAGGCGTCCCAACGGAATCACGGTGACGTTTCATGGAGTGACCCCGACATGAGTGCCCCAATTCGGATTCAAGCGGCGGGTGGCGTCGCCATCGAGGATGGTCGGAACAACGCGGTGTTCGTCATCGGGGCCACGGTGCCGACCGACGCGACCCCCGGTTTTGTGACCGGCTGTCTGTTCGTTCACACGGATGGCGGTGACGGCACGGCGTTGTACGTCAACGAAGGTACGTCCTCGTCCTGCGACTTCAACGCCTTGAACGGTGCCTGATGTTCTCGTTCGGAATCCTGTCGGAAGTCTGGTGTACGGGTGGTGTCGAGCGGCAAGTGATTGCCATGCTCCGACACCTTCCTCCGCACATTCAATGCGTGGGCATCGGGCTTTCGCCGGGCGCTCCGACCGACATGGCGACCGTGCTGGAAACCGGCAAGCTGTGCCCCGTCTACGGAACCAAGCGGTTTTCGGACACGGGGCGGGACAGTTATGTGGGCGTCAAACGGTTTGACACCTACGCGGAAGTCGAACAGCAGTTCGGCAACACGGACGCCTTGCTCGTGTGGTCGAAGACGCGAATCCCCGAGTGGTATCGCGGTCGCGTGATTGCCGTCTCCCACGGCTGCGTTGATTGGACGAAGCGAACGCTGGCGGAATTGGACGACCGGATCACGGATTGCGTGGCCGTCTCACGATTGGCGTCGAATTCGTTTCCGCTCCATCGGCAGCCGGAAGTGACGGTCATTCGCAACGGGATCGAGTGGGACCGCTTGACTCCCGTGGAAAGCTGGCGTGATGCCCGGTTCAGCCGTGGCATCCGCGAGGACTGCACAGTGGTCGCCTACGTTGGCCGGTTCAGCGACGAGAAGGAACCGCTGGCGGCGGCAAGGGCCGTTCGGCATCTCGTGGACAACAAGGATGACGCGATCGCGCTGTACTGCGGGATCGGCTTCGACAACGGGGAAACCCGCAAGCAGATCGAGGACATCACTCGTGGGTACTGCGTCTTCCTTCCCGTCAATGACGTGGCGACCGCGTACACGATTGCCGATTGCGTCGTGTGCTGTTCTGAGAAAGAGGGATTCGGACTGACGCGACTCGAAGCGATGGCGACCGGCGTGCCGCTTGTCTGCACACGGACGGGGATTATCCCGGAAATTGAGGAGCAAATCGGGGAATGTGCGGAAATCGTCCGCAACCCGAAGAGTGAAGCGGAAATGGCATGGGCGGTGATTCAGGCTCTGGCCAACCCGCGACGGGCGGCAAAGGCCCGTGCCTATGTGTGGACGGAGTTCTCGGCTCGGAAAATGGCTCACGAGTGGACCCAATACCTGGAGCGCATCGGTGGCGAAGTTCAGAGGGCCACGGAGCTTGAGTCTCGATCTTGCCTTTCCCGTAGCGGGAATTAGCGAGCTTGAGCCAGTGTTCCGACAGAACCGCGATACGTCGAGGGCCGTTACGGCTTACGACGCGCGGAACGTGCGCGGGTACGACCCCAAGACGGGCCGTCTCCGCGGTGCCCAACGCGCTGGCCACACTCGATTCCTGACGGCGCAACACACGGGCGACTATCCGATTCAGCACATCACGCACATTACGTCGACGGCGGCATGGTCCGGCAGCGGGACGTATGCGATGCGGTCCACGACCGGGATCGCGGTCTCGAACGGCAACGTCAAGACGTTCAGCCGGGGCGGTTCTTACACGGCGGCGACGAGCGGAACCGGGGCGCTGAGCGCTTCGTTCCCACACGTCGATTCTGCGGAACTGTTTGGCGTGCTGTATTTCGTGGACGGCGAGAACGTCAAGAAGTACACGGCATCGACAAACACGGTCGCGACGTGGACCCCCTCGGGTGGAAGCCTGCCGGGAAGCGGATCGACGCGGTGCCGACTGATTTGCACTTGGCGGTCGCGGATCGTGCTGTCGGGGCTGTCGAGCGACCCGCATAACTGGTTCATGTCGAAGCTGGGCGACCCGCTCGATTGGGACTACGGGGCCACGGTGACGGAGGCGATGGCCGTCGCCGGAAACAACTCCGACGCGGGCAAATGTGCCGACATCATCAACACGCTTATCCCGTTCAACGACGACATCCTCATTTTTGGTGGGGATCACTCCATCTACCAGATGACGAACGACCCGATGGCGGGCGGTCGGATCGACCGTATCAGCGACGGTATCGGCATGGCGTTTGGCCCGACTTGGTGCAAAAGCCCCGAGGGGATCATCTACTTCTTCGGCTCGCGTGGCGGGCTGTACGCGATTGCCCCCAACAACCCCCCTGCCCTGCTGTCGAACAACATCGGGTTCCGCCTTAAGAGCGTGAATCTGTCGACGAGCATCGTCCGCCTTGCCTACGACGCGGAGTTTGAGGCGGTCATGGTGTACATCACGCCGCTAGCCGGTGGCGACACGGTCAATTACGTCTTCGACACGCGACAGAAAGCGTGGTGGGCTGACGCCTTCGTCGACGACGACCTGAACGTGTCCGCGACGCATGTGTACGACGGTGACGATCCAGACGACCGGGTGGTTCTCATCGGCTGCCGCGACGGACGCATTCGCCGGATCGACAGTTCGACCTCGTGGGACGACGAGACAGCCAGCCACGAAATCGACAGCTATGTGTGGCTTGGGCCGTACATGAGCAACAGCCGCGCTCCGATCCGGGCGAGGGAAACCAAGCTGTACCTCGGCAACAACACGACGGACACAGCGGTTTCCGTGGCGTTCCACAAGGGGTATTCGGCGGAAGATGCCTTCGCTTCAAGTGCGACGTTCTCGTACACGACTACGGACACGGACAAGTATGTCGAGCGACAGCGTGTCATGGGGCAGGTTGTCGCCATGAAGATTGCCAGCGGGACCGAAGGGGCACATTGGTCCTACGAACGCGGAACGATGATCGCCGAAGAATTGGGCCAATCCGCCGGGCGGATGTTTTGAGAGGGTGAGTCATGGCTGTTGCTCCCGGAATGATGAGAATCGGCGACACATGGGTTACCGCCGACGAGTACGCTGCTTGGATGCAGGCGGCGACAAGCCCCGGCGGAATGGCTGGCGGTCCCGCTTCAACTTTGCCGGTGGACCCCACGAAAATGACGGCGGAAGAGTGGGCGGCAAGTCGCCCGGAGTGGAACGTTACACCATCCGGTCCGCACCCCAGCAGCAACGATCCGCGAGACAAGAACGGCGACGGTGCGCCCGATGATCTGCCGCCCGGCCTGACCGGCTTGCCCCCTTCCGGCCCCGCGTCGACTCTGCCGGGTAATCCGGGGATCGACCAGACGGACGCCAACAAGAACGGCACGCCAGACATCTACGAGCAAGGGCCGGGATCGCCGGGCTACACCGGCAGCGAGCCTGCCGCGCCAATGATCGACCGCGACAACAACGGCATCGACGACCGCAATCAAACGACGGTTGGCGGAACTGGCCCGGTCGGCCCGGACTACGCGGACTGGTGGGCGCAGCAACTGGCCAGCAACCCGCAGATGGGATACGGCGGCAACGGCCAAATGGGCTGGGGCGGCGCGATGACCACGGGCACCGGCGCTCCCATCGAGTTGGGCGGTGGCGGGGGTGGCTATGGGGGCGGAACAGCGGGCGGCGGCAACTTCTCCCTGCCGAGCGCTGGGGGGGATTTCAACATCCCCCCTGCCCCCACGGCCAACTTCCCCGACCTGACGCAAATCGGCACGGGCGTGAGCGCTGGACCGGGAACGGGAACCGGCACGGGCGGCTTCACCATCCCGCCGTTTGAAAACCCGCTTGCTGGCTACGGCGCAACGGGCACGGGGACGACCGGAACCACGACCAGCGCGGGAACCGCTCCGCTGGCGGGCTACGGCAGCACGGGAGCGAGTCCCAACGCGGGGCTGGTGTCCGACCTCGCCAACTCGTACCAGAACCAGACGGACGCCGCGAATCAGGCGAACATGAGCCGGTACGACCAAGGCTTGGCGGCTTTGCTCGACCGCATGAACCGCGCCGGGTTGGCCATCAACAACCTGACGAACGAGGGGATCGCCGACATTGGGCGGCAGTTCGAGGGGGCGCGTGCGACTGCGGACCAAGACCTCATCAACCGGGGTTTGGCGAACACAACCGTGCGCTCGGGGGTGATGCGGGGGCTGACGACCGACCAAGCTGCCGAGACCAATCGGTATTGGGACAACCAGGCACGCCAGAATCTGAACGAGGACTATCGCCAGACGGGCGATATCGTGAATTGGATCGGTGGCCGAAACGACGTGGGTCCGTCCACGGAAAGCCTCGCGAATCTCGCCAGCGGTGTCGGGGCTGCGGGGCCGACGACGCTGACCGGATCGACCAGCACGACGCCCGCCGCGACGCAACCCGCCGTGAACCTGCCGCCGCAAGTCAACACGGCGTTGCAGAATGGCACGTTGATGAACTACGCCCCGACTCAATCGGGTGCTGCCCCGGCGACGACTGGCAACACATTCCTGAACCAAGGGGCGGGGATCACGACTCCGGAGCAGCAAGCGGCGGCGGCGAATGCTGGCGGTGCGGTGACGCGGAGCCAAGCGGCTGCGCCACCGCCGATGAGTGGCGCGACGCAATCTGACAATGGGCGATATGTCGGGCTGACTCAGTTCGACGAGGGCGTCGGCGCGACAACTAGCCCAGTGTCTCCACCACCATTCCAGCGGCCACCGGCGGAAGACGCATCGCCGTTGTCTGGCTACGGCATGGACATTCCAGTCAGCGGGCCGACCAGTAGCGTGCCGCGAATGGCG